AAGTTAGGAGAAAAATTATGTGGGCATTAGTACAAGATGGACAAGTAACAAAAACATTTAATTATGCAAAAGGATTTGTGTTGAATGATACACAATATCCAAAAGACATATTTACTAAATGGACAACTGCTGAAAAAGAAGCTATTGGTATTTACGAAATTATTGTCGATAAAACAAATTACAAAGACACAGAATATTATAATAATACAAATTCAACAATTGCATTTGCAAATGGTCAAGTTACTGAATCTTGGGAAACTGCAACTGCTAAAAGATTAAATGATGAAAATGCAGTAGATGAAAATAACCAACCTATATTAGATGAAGATGGTGTTCAACTTATTAACTACGGTTTAAAAACTGAAAAGAAAAGAATTGTAAAAGATCAAGCTGCAGGATTACTTGCTAAAACAGATTGGTATGTCGTTAAAGCAACTGAAGTTTCTGATTATACTGTACCTGCAGATATTACAACATATAGAACAAATGTCAGAGCTAAATCAAATGAAATGGAACAAATGATTAATGCTTGCGGAACTGTTGATGATTTAAAAACATTATATGACTATGTAAATACAGGAACAGAACAAGATCCTGTGTATACAAGACCTTTAGGAGAGTGGCCAGAGGAGGTAATCTAACGTGTTAATAGTTGGAGGAAACCAATCGGCAGCAGGCGGTTATAACGTTGATAACGGTTTAAGATTTAATGATGGGAGTAGTGATAACCTTGCAAGAACACCAGCAAGTGCAAGTGACCAAAAAACTTGGACATTAAGTCTTTGGGTAAAAAGAGCTTCTGGTTTTGGAACTTTTCAATCTTTTTTAGGTGTCAATAATGGAGTTGGAGATAGCGTAGCATTTGAATTAGGTTTTGATACAAGTAATAGATTAGTTGGACTTCCATGGAATTTTTACTTTTTTAAAACTAATGCTTTATTTAGAGATCCGTCAGCTTGGTATCATATAGTTTTTGCTTTTGATACTACACAAGCAACATCTACAAATAGATTTAAATTATATGTTAATGGAGTAGAAGTAACAGATTTTAATACAACAACTTATCCTGGTCTAAATACTAATTGGGTTGTAAACTCTACAGCTAGTCATAGATTTGGATTAGTTAATTATATATCAGCTGGTGGTATTAATAGACGATTTGATGGTTATTTATCTGAAATAACTTTCATTGATGGACAACAACTAGATGCAACATCATTTGGCGAATTTGATGGGGATAGTGGAATATGGAAACCAATAGATGTATCTGGTTTAACCTTTGGAACAAATGGATATTACTTACAGTTTCAAGATTCATCTGCATTAGGTGATGATACTTCTGGTAATAGTAATGACTTTACTGTAAATAATTTAACATCTATAGATCAAACTACTGATACTTGTACTAATAACTATTCTACTATGAGTCCAATAATTCCTTCTTATTCTGGTGGAGGTATTTCACCCGCTACTTTTAGTGAAGGAAATTTAAATGTCAGTGGTAGTTCAACTTATTGGTACACTTTTGGTGGTTTTCAAGTTTCACAAGGTAAATGGTATTGGGAAGGTAAAGTTATTTCTGTATCAGGAAGTTATGACGGAACAGGTTTTGGTTTTCAAGATATGGAAAATTTATATGACCCAAGTGCTTCTTATCCAAGTAATAACATTTATGTTTATGGAAATAATGGAAATACAAGAGACCCAACTAATGGTTCGCAAGGTTATGGAAGTAGTTACACCACAAATGATATTATAGGAATTGCTATGGATTTAGATAATGGTTATGGATATTTTTCTAAAAATGGTGTTTGGCAAAATAGTGGTGATCCTGAAAGTGGAGCAAGTGGTACAGGTGCAGCTTTTTCATTAAACCCTGCAGCAACAGGTCAATTTTTTGCTCCTTATGCAACAGATGATAGCTCAACGACTTCTAGTGTAGAACTTTCTTTAAATTTTGGCTCTCCAGCGTTTTCTATTTCATCAGGTAATAGTGATGCTGATGGTTATGGAAACTTTGAATATGCTGTACCATCAGGATATTATGCACTTAACACAAAAAACTTAGCGGAGTATGGATAATGGCTTATACAACAATAGATAAATCAGACGATTATTTTAACATTCTTCTTTATACGGGAACAGGAAGTAATTTAACATTATCAGGAATGGATTTTCAAGCAGATTGGGTTTGGGTTAAAAGAAGAAATGCTACTGCTGGTCATAAAACAGCAGATGTTGTTAGAGGTTTTGGAGCTTCTGGAAAAGTTTTATCTCAACAAAGCACCAGTTCAGAAAGTACGCAAGATTTAATAGAATCATTTACCAGTGATGGATATGTAGTAGGAACAGACAGTTCTGATTTTAATACTAGCGGTGGAACATACGTAACATGGAATTGGTTAGCTGCTAATGGAACTTCATCAAATTCAGATGGCTTAATAACTTCAACTGTATCTGCAAACACTACTGCTGGATTTAGTGTCGTAGGATACACAGGAACAGGAAACTCTAACAACACTGTTGGTCATGGTTTAACTCAAGCTTTAGACTTTATAATTATTAAAAATAGAGATAGGACTACTGGTTGGAAAATTGGTTCTTCACAATTTAGCGGATGGAATTATGCGATGGGTTTTGACAGCGGAGGAGAAGGAGTAAACACCAGTCCATTTAATAGCACAGCACCTACAAGCTCAGTTTTTACTATAGCAAATTCGAATTATGCTGACACAAATCAATCAGGCGAAGATTTTATAGCCTACTGTTTTCATAGTGTTAAAGGCTACTCTAAATTTGGAAAATACAAAGGGAATGGAAGTAGTGATGGACCATTTGTTTATACAGGATTTAAGCCAGCTTTTGTTTTAAACAAAGCTTTAAGCACCACTGGAAATTGGCATATTTGGGACTATAAAAGAAATCCATTCAATCCAGTTGATAAAAATTTAAGACCAAATTCGACAGCATCAGAAAGCACTGAAACAGCGTTAGACATTTTAAGTAATGGATTTAAAATAAGAGATGGTGCTTCTGGTGGTTGGAATGGTTCTGGTACTACTTATCTTTACATGGCATTTGCTGAAAATCCATTTGTAACAAGCACTGGAATACCTGGACTAGCTCGATAAGAAATAAATAGATTTTTTGTAGTTTTATTATATAATTTTTATTATGCCATTAACTCAACTTAATTTTCAACCTGGTTTAGACACTGAAAACACCGAAACAGGTGCAGAAGGTAGATGGATAGATTGTGATAAAATTAGATTTAGAAAAGGACTTCCTCAAAAAATAGGCGGTTGGACTAAATATAGTAAAGATTACTATGTAGGAAGACCTGCAGATATTGCTTCTTGGATTAGTTTAGATGGTACTCGTTATCAATCTATAGGAGGAGATAGAAAAGTTTATATTTATCAAAGTGGAACTAATCAAGATATTACACCTATTAGACAATCTAATAGTTTAACTTCTATATTTACTACAACAAATACTAGCTCTAATGTTATAATCAATCATACTGCACATGGTGCTTTATTAGGAGATTTTATAACAATATCTAATGTATCAGCAAATGTAGGAGGTATCACCACTACAGATTTAGAAAATGAATTTGAAATTGTAAATATTAATAATACTAATGCTTATACTATAACAACACCTGGAACTGCCACATCAACAGTTACTGATACAGCTAACGCTGATATATCATATCAAATAAATATAGGGCCTAGTGTACAAACTTTTGGTTATGGTTGGAGTACGGGAACATGGTCATTTAGTACATGGGGAACACCTAGAACTTCTTCAACTGTAACTTTAGATATGAGACAATGGTCGTTAAATAATTGGGGTGAAGATTTAATTTTAACTCAAAGAGATGGAGCAACTTATGAATGGGATGAATCAGCTGGAATGTCTTTAAATAGAGCTACAGCTGTTGCTAATGCTCCTACAGCTTCTACTTTATCTGTAGTATCTACAGAGACAAGACATTTAATTTGTATGGGAACAGAAATAACTATAGGAGATGTAAGTTCACAAGATAAATTATTTATAAGATGGTCAGATCAAGAAAATTATAATTTTTGGACACCTAATGCTACTAACTCAGCGGGTTCACAAAGAATTGCTGGTGGAAGTGAAATAAGAAGTGCTAAACCCGCAAAAGGAACTATATTAATATGGACTGATACAGCACTTCAATCAATGTCTTTTATTGGTCCACCTTTTATATTTGGCTTTCGTCAACTAGGTAATGACTGTGGTGCTATTTCATTAAACAGTACAATAGTTATAGATGATGTAGCTTACTGGATGTCTGATGGCCAATTCTTTAGATTTGCTGGTGCTGTTCAAGAAATACCTTGTCCAATATTAAATCATATATTTGATAATATAAATAAAACTCAATTTTCACAAATATATGCAGGTCAAACTTCTGACTTCTCTGAAGTTATTTGGTATTATTGTTCTGCTAATTCTAACTTTATAGATAGCTATGTAATTTATAATCATCAAGAAAATAGTTGGTATTTTGGTACTTTATCTAGAAGTACATATATAGATAATGGAGTAGAGCAAAATCCTTTAGCTACACAGTATTTTGCTAATTCTACAGCTAATACTTATTCAACTATATATGGTTTAACACCTGGACGAAGTTTAATCTATCGACATGAAGATGGTGTAGATGCTGATGGAACAGCGATCACTGCTTATATACAATCAGGTGATGGAGATATTGCAGATGGAGAGAATTTTACTTTTATTAATAAAGTAATACCAGATTTTAAAAATCAAACTGGTAATGCGACTATTACTTTATCAGCTAGAGATTACCCTAATAGCTCTAAGACTACAGGAGAAGTTATTACAGTGTCAAATACGACAGCTTTTTATAACTCAAGAATACGAGGTAGACAATCTTCTATTAAAATAGAAAGTGACGAATTAGGTAGTAATTGGCGATTTGGTACATTAAGAATTAATGTAAGACCAGATGGAAAAAGATAAATATAAGATTAGACAAGCTCGTATAGATGATGCTGTAAGAATACGAGAATTATTGAAAACATGGCTTGTAGAAGCTCCATTTAACTTTGGAAACACTAATAATAAAAAAGCTCTTGAAAATATAGTATTTTACATTCGTAATAGTTTTGTTATAGTAGTG